ACTACCTTGAGCTCTTGTGTTCCTATATCGAGCAGCCGCTTCACGTTCCATGATAGCAGATTGACTAGCACCTGATTCTCTCATCCAATCGATATCAGATGTTTGCTGAGACTGCAAAGTCTGCATGTAAGTATCCAAGGATGATCCACCCCCAAATCCAGAAGCCCCGATTTGAGCAGAAGCTAAACCAGAAGTTTGACGGTTAGTTTCTTCAGTCCTACGAATAGACTCTCCGACTTCCTTTTCATAGTTCAGACGATTTTCCTCATCTAATCTTCGTTGCTCGGCAGCACCCTTTTTGGTAGCTCGGCCTTGCTTTATAGCCCCAATACCTTTAATAATTGACCCACCAATTACTACGCCTGCAGCCATTAGTCTATCCTCTTCGTGTATGTAATATCCGCACGTTGATACCCTTTAGCATCAAGCACATTACAGAATTCAGTATCGTATCTAGCTGATTGGACTATGATACTAACTCCTAATTGTTTAAAATAATCTTCGGATATCTTCATTATACTTAAAGAATGCCGTCGATACTTAGGCTCAACATAGAACGTAACTTGCTGAGCCATTAATAAACTTTTAATATGGGGATACGCATGTACCATGAAGAATAAGATACCGACTACTCTGTAGTTGTCATTACGCATAACGAAAGCTTTAAATACATCGTCAAGCATCATGTACATATTCCAGTCGATATCCAACGGCTCATGGAAATGAGAGGTCTCTGCATAATTATCATCGATAATATGTTCGACCTCGTTGATGAGATTCCAATTCAATTGCTCAAGATTGATCATCATAGCTTACTACTCTTAAGCTTGCCACCTACTCCAGCAATAACCATGTCTATTGGTAATGGTTGCTGGATATTTATGATAGCATCGTTATCCCAACCTGAATTAGTAATCTCTACAATCTCAGTCGTGTCTGGTTCGCGCTCTCCCATAGGGGTAGACGGATTTCTACGGTATGTATCTTGTCCGTTGACAATAGGACGTGGGGAGTTAAGTAAGGCAACACTAACCTTTGAGAATCTCTTGACATGGGCCCTGGTGCTACCGTCTGCCTCATCCAACATTTGAGGAAGAGTCTCTATTATAGGAATGTATTGTAGTCCTGCTTCGACTTTATTAGCATCGAGTTGTAACGTGATGGAACCGTCGCCAGCGACTGATACATCAGGATGGACGTTACCGTCAGCTACTACCTGAATGGTCGCCCCTATTAGATGGTCGAATCCAAAGAATTGATTTGTTGCTACAATCTCTTCAACAACTACATGGGAATCAGTAAATACATCTTGCAGAGCGTCTATACGTTCTAAGAATAACCTGTTATTGCGTAGCACAGCAATCCAAGGTACATCGATACCAAACTCTCTTACGACTGTGACTGATTGAATGAAGCCTCTGGAATTATCCTGACTCCAGCCGTATATGCCCCTATCCTTTTCGATATGGACAGAGATGAGTCTGCCTCGACGAGTAGCCATATACAGAACACTTAATGGGCTGGAACCTTGTTTCATTTCAAGGATACGCCCTACTGTAATATGCTCTGCGATATAGGACACATCAAAGGATTTCATATTCCGTGTATTGCTCTGATAGTCCATTATCCTAACCTTCCGTCCACGGGTGTCGACATAGGCAACTTGTTCATTAATCACTTGAGGCTGAATACGTGCGCTACCGTAGGTGGAGTGCTGCTCAGTTGAAGCGTTGCCAGAAGCTATGACTCCTTGTTCACCGAAGATTACGTGCTCGCCAGAGTCCAGGCCAGCAAAGAGTTGTTTATTACCCTTGAGCCAAACGAGTTCGCCGTGCTTGTCTAATGGCAAGAACAGAGCGTCATCAGCTACCTGGCTATCAGGATCACCAAGATCAAAGTTGCGATATGCTCTTGGCTTGCTGAGCCATATACCAATTGGCTCAGAGAATGTGCCGCCAACAACCATGCGGCCAGCATAGAAAGTTATACAACCAGGGTACTCATCACCCCATATTGGGGGATTAGGATCTTGGGCTTCGTCTAAACCAAAATCAAATTCAATAGGTTGAAATTCCCAGATATTAGCCCCAGCGAATATCAACTCTTGTGGTGGCACTGCTCTGGTGAAAAAGAGCATAACCTTATTACCAGGTTCTTTATCCACCTGTAATTCAGTAATATCTTGTGCGTTATATGGTGACGGAAATGTAACTATATCCCCTGCATCTACGCTAGGAAATACCTCAACATGATCTAATACTTTAGCATCTTGTCCAGCAGGGATATCAATAGTAAGCCAGAATGGAGATACTCCAGGAGTAAATGTATTTAAAAAGTTAGCACCAATACCTGGTAAAGAAACAATTTCTGATCCTTCCTCAGTAGTGCCTATATTAACCACAAACGGGTTACTACCTTCTGGGCCAATGCCACGAACTTGAATCGTGTGTTCAGTTGATGGATCAGGAGATGTGAGCAATTGACTTATTCTAGCATTAGCACCAGGGGTTGGATCAAGATTAGCAGTACCACCAATAAAGGAAGTGTTATCGCTTTCCCAATCTGCACCACCAACAAAGTTTGAGTTAAGAACAATGTTTGCGCCTTGAATAAATCCATTGCGATCAACAATGTATATGAAATTTTCGGTTACAGCTATTACATATGATTCGCCAAACGATATATCCAGATCGAATACTCTAGCAAAGGTTTCACCTTCAAGTTCTATTATGAATTCAAAACCCCTGCGGCAACTTGTTGGGCCTTGAGGAGTAGGAATCATGTTAAGCATTAACGCTACTGACTGAGAAAAAACATCCTCATCATTACGTAGATGCATCAGGGGAGAAATCTCCCCTCCAGAAAACGATTTTTGTAGTTCGTAACCCATTACGTTTAGGTTCTACCAGTAGGACTATCAGGTCTTACAAACATGCGTCTTGATTGTTCCATGATCGATATATCCAGGTGCTCCCTAGTACCTTGCAATCCATCAGACGCTGCAGCAGTATCCAGATTATGGAGATACAATGTAGCCATGCGATCATAATGCGCCGAGTTTTCCGTCAGCGGGATGGCTATATTCATAGCGATATGGGCCGCCAATGCCTGATCAAACAATGGGGAGAACTTGGTAGTGTCAATGATATTAAGAATGTATACAACATTGACAATTGCAATACGAGCTAATATATTTCGTCGCTCAACACGATGCTCGACCTGTGGGGGTTCAGGCCTATTGGAATGCTGGGGGTTATAGACCCCAACAGTATAAAGACAATCCGAAGGAAGCAGGAACTTATGAGTCCAGCCAAACAAAGGGGGTTCTACCAATTCAGGCAATTGAACGCGTTCGACCGCAAACGTCCATTCCCGCCCCTCCAGAACTGCGCGACGACTCGGATCATAGTTGGCTTTACAATGCCGACCTTCATCAGATTCATCGTCTAAAGATAGGATGCGATTGCCACCCAGCCAACTGAGAGACAAATTACAAATTTCTACTGGGCTGGCGGCCATGATTCACCCCTTTGCTGTTTTGGCAACTGCTGCTTTCGCATCAGTCTTTTTCCCTGTACCTTTGGCAGATCCCTTTACGACCTCGACCACGTCATCAGGGTCAACGGGATCAACGGGATCAACGACCTCTTTATCAGGCTCAAGACGCTCCAAAACAGTAGTGCCATCTGCGATAGCTTTTAATCTAACAGCAGTAGCGATAGCTACCTTCACTCGTGCCTTGTGAGCAGCCACTATTTCAGGTGTGAATTTTCTCAAGGTCGATTCCGTGATCCTGAGAAACGCTGAGATTTTTGCTAACGATTCACCTGCATCTAGCAGCTTGTGATACTTCGCGACATTTCGCGAGTTCATTGTTTCTTTCATAATGCCTCCATAGGCGGGTTAAATTATGCAGCTTTCAGTACGATACTCTCACGAGCCACCTGAATTAACTGCTCGAATCCAGAGTCCAGGATTGTTACTGCGTCATGGTATTCAGAAGCCGCTGCTGCTCCGACGCCGATGAAGATATCATCAGGGGCAAACGATGCAACGACGGTTTCAAATCGATGATCGAAATGACCCTTCTTGTTGATATTTGTACCGGAATATATAACCAGACCGGGAGCTAAAGCGTTCAGATCTCGGATTCGATTCCAGAGAAAATTCCAGCCAGTTACCATCTCCAACTGTCGAGCTAGTGCTACAGCTGAACCAGCATAGATGGCGATATTGTTAGTTGTAACATCGACGATAACCTCTGTGACAACAACAGCAGTTTTCGTGAGAACTCGGTTGGCGACTATCTCGCCTGTTACCATTAGTGTCATGAGACTATCCTCTTAATTAGAATGGCCTCCCATTTCAGGGAGGCACTTGGTTTAGCTTACAGAGAATCCAAGACGTGGATCAGTTGTACATGCTCATCCTCGACGCGGACACAACCCATAGTCCACTGCGAGAATACTTGCCACATGTAGCTGAGGCTCGGGTTCTCAGAGATACGAGTAAACGTATCCTGGTTGACAGCGAGACCCAGACCACGGCGAGTGTAGGTCAGGCAGTACAGTTCACCACCGGCAGGAGATTCCAGCAGGTTGGAAACGATCCACTGGTAACCCAACCAGTTAGGCACGATGCCATACTGTTGGAGCGCCTGTGCCTGGACATAGTCCGAGCTGGTTTGCTCTGTCAGCTGCATCAGCTTCCTGACCTGGGTTGGCCCGACGATCATGACCTTCTGCTCATCCGGCATTACTTCGTCGCTCATGTACTGCTCTTGCGACTGGGTAATCAGATCGAACGAGATTGGCGAAGTACCGTCACCGATGATCTGGGAAGCCGGTAGCGGGATGGCCGCGCCAGTACCATCAAGAGCGGTGCCGGAGGCAGCCTCTACGATGATGTTATCCATCTCGCGGTTCATTGCCATTGCCTGGTTATATGCGTAATTCGAGTCAGGGTTCACCAGCATCTGAACACGGTCTTCGTGCTCAATGGTCATGGTATGATTGAACGTACGAGGTTGAGCGACGCGTCTGGTCCAGTCGTCGTCAACGAACACAGTCTCAACTCGACGACCAGTCTTCTCGACTGCGTCAGTTGCCGCCAGGCGTTCAAAGTTATACGCTTCGCCGCCAGAACTGACTTCGTAAACGTGTGGGCGGAGACGAGTCTCCATTTGTTGGCTGAGGTGCCGTACGTTGTCTTCGTACTCCTCAATGAATGCACTATCGATTG